TGAAGCATTTTGTACGTACACCGTTACAAAATTCAATGGATGGTGATTTTGATACGGGCAACGTTCGCTACAAGGCTCGTGAGCGTTATTCGTTTGGAGTGAGCGATCCGTTAGGTATCTACGGTTCCCAAGGAGCCTAATACCAATAAAATCAAGTACTTAGCTTGGTTTGGAAGCCGCCGCAAGGCGGCTTTTTCTTTGTTTGTTGACATTGTTGGTTCCTTGCGGTACATTACGGTTATGGCTTTGTAACGGAGGGAACATGGAACAAGTCATTTATAAAATTATCAACGTAGTCAACAATAAGTTTTATGTAGGCAGTACAACAAACAAAAAAGTGCGCTTTAGGCAGCACCGTAAATTACTTCGAGGTAGCAGACACCACTGCAAACATTTGCAGGCGGCATGGAATAAATACGGTGAAGATAAGTTTGAGTTTGTGGTTGTTGAGGTTGTTCCAGAAATTATGTCTCTTCAACAAATAGAAGATATTTATCTGTTTCAACATGTTGGTCAGCCTATGTGCTATAACTCTGGGTATTCTGCGGACGCGCCTTGGCGTAACGCTCCACCAGAAACTACGCCAAACTTTGGCAAAGTGATGGCGGAGCAACAAAAAGAAAAAATTTCTGCAACTCTTAAAGAGTTCTATGCTGCGGATTACTTTAACCACCCGCGTGTCGGTAAGAAACATACCGAAGAGGCACGATTAAAGATTAGACAGAACAGAACCCCTACCGCAGGGCAAAATCACTATCGTTACGGTAAAACCCTTTCTGAAGAAACAAGACAAAAAATTGGTGACGCACAACGCGACAAACCGAAGGCAGAGGGGCGTAAAGTTTCAGAAGAGGGGCGTTTAAAGATCCGCGCAAATATTGAAGCAGGGCGTAGCCACATGCACTGGCTAGGACGTAAACATACTGAGGAAGCGAGAGAAAAAATGAGCAAAACTGTTTTTGCAATGCCTGATGGGATTTTATTCCCAAGTCTTACAGTCGCACTTAAGTACTATGGGATGACCATGCCAACACTTCATCGTGCGTTAGTTTCTGGAAAACCTCTATCAAAAGGGCGTTTAGCGGGGTACAGTTTTAAGTATGGCGGGGTCGATTCAAAGCCTACTGAAAACGATTTAGCGTTGATCCGTGCAAAGCTTATTGACACCACCCCCACAACCTGATACAAACACATTATCTGGGAAACCAGCTTGCTAAACTGTCCCAGCAGACGATGCACCGATTAGCAAGCGACTTGTGCATAAGGAATTATCATGGCAGTTTCAACGACCCAATCGATTTGGCGATCTGGCGGTGGCGATCAAACGCGCACCGCATATTGCGGCACCGGTATTATGGTTGCCCAATTTTATATTGCTAACGTTGCAGCCGCTTCTGCAAACGTTGCTCTTTCTGCGACAAACACCAACCCTGTAATTCTTCCTGCTGGTGCAGTTGTTGATACGATCAACATCACAGCTACCACTTCTACTGGCGGTACTAGCCCAACGGTTGATTTTGGTTTTACCCTGTATACAACGGGTACTGCGACAACCGCTGGTCTGGCTAACGAAGTTCCTTCGGACGCACGCACGACAGTTAGCTTGGCTTCTGCCACCAAGGGTGCAAGCCTAGGCTTGGTACTTTCTGCTACTGAGTTTACATACCTGACTGCTGGTGTTGGTGCTTCTGCTGCTACAAGTGGAACCATTACTGGATATATAACGTACTACGTTGTCGATCCTTACGCCGGTCAGCAAAACGTCTAATGACGGAGGCCAATTATGGCTATGCAAACAGACGTTCAAGCGATTTCGCTAGCGGTTTCTGGCGATATTAGCGCGTACCCAACCCGTGTTCGCGGGTTGGTTATTGAGCCGGGGGGTTCTACTGGCAGCGTGATTATCAAAGATGGGGGTTCAAGCGGCACAACCCTGTTTACGATTAACACGCTGGCTAACGGAGAAACCTTTAACGTAGTGATCCCTGCTCAGGGAGTTCGCTGCGAAACGAGCGCATACGCAACGCTGTCCAACGCCAAAGTCACGGTGTTCTATGGCTAAGTCTCCTGCTTGGCAGCGGAAGGAAGGCAAAAACCCAAAGGGCGGTCTTAATGCTAAAGGCCGTGCTTCCTACAATGCTGCAAATCCCGGCAAGCCTGGGTTGAAACCTCCACAACCAGAAGGCGGGTCTCGCCGGGATTCTTTTTGTGCTCGGATGAAAGGCATGAAAAAGAAGCTGACTTCAGCTAAAACCGCTAACGACCCCAACAGTCGGATTAATAAAAGTCTTCGTGCATGGAAATGCTAAATGGAAACGGGTGCTCTGGTTTGGAATCTAATCACATCTTTTTTCGTGGCATTGGTCATGTTCATGATTAAGATGAATCATGATGAGCAGAAGCGTATTCAGATTTTGCTCAACAGAACCCGCGAGGAGATTGCTCGTGATCACATCACTCGTGCAGAAGTTCGTGCAGACCTTGAAAGAATTATGGAACGCTTTGATGCAGGCTTTGAGCGGCTTGAAGCAAAGATTGATGCGCTTGCTAAGAAAGGATGACAACAATGTCAACCAATAGAAACGTACCTAGCCCCCCGGACATGGAAACATCCAAGTACGAGCCGGATTTAAATAAGTCTAAAAAGCCTGCACCAAAACCTAAACCTAAGCCCGTAAAAAAGGCCGAGTTTGAAATGGAAGAAACTGATGTCTTTACAGCTAAAAAAGGCGGTAAAGTCGGTTCAGCTTCTAAACGTGCTGATGGTTGTTGTGTACGCGGTAAAACCCGTGGAAAGATAATTTAACTTTTAAAGGAAACTGTGATGAAAAAGATGAAAATGGGCGGCGGTGTAGCTCCAAGCAAGATGGGCGCTGTTAAGACTGCTGCCCCTAGCCGTGATGGTGTTGCCGTGAAAGGTAAAACCAAGGGCACCCAGATCAAGATGGCTAAGGGTGGCTATATGAAGGGTGGTATGACTAAGAAGAAAATGATGGGTGGCGGGAGCTGCTGAGATGATGGCATCTCGCGGGATGGGGGCGATCATGCCCTCAAAAATGCCTACTGCTAAGCGTAAAGCTCGGCGGGATGATACTGACTTTGATCAGTATGCTGAAGGTGGCAAAGTTAATGCAGCAGGTAATTACACCAAACCTGAGTTACGGAAACGTATCGTGTCTCAAGTTAAAGCCGCAGCAACGCATGGCACTAAGGCAGGGCAGTGGTCCGCGAGGAAGGCACAACTTGTAGCTAAGAAGTACAAAGCAGCAGGTGGAGGGTATCGTGACTAAATCATTCCCTGATCTAAACGATGATGGCAAAGTAACTCGCGCTGACGTACTTAAAGGGCGCGGTGTTGAGGGGTTTAAAAGTGGTAAGTGGATTCAGTCCGCAATCAAAAAACCCGGAGCTTTGCGTAAATCGCTTGGCGTAAAAGGCGATAAACCAATCCCCGCAGCTAAGTTAGCCAAAGCGGCAAAAGCTCCCGGTAAATTAGGGCAGCGAGCGAGGCTAGCGCAGACATTGAAGAAGATGAAGTGAAAGCCCCGCAAAAGTCGCTGAAAGATTGGGGAGACCAGAAATGGCGGACAAAAAGTGGTAAACCGTCTAGCAAAACTGGCGAACGATACCTCCCGTCGGCGGCAATTAATGCACTATCACCTGCTGAATACGCAGCAACAACTAAGGCAAAGCGAGCTGGAAAAAGTGCAGGCAAGCAGTTCGTTAAACAACCGGCAAAAATTGCCGCTAAGACTGCGAGATACAGATGACCACGAGTGGCTCAACCGACTTTAATCTTGAGTTCGTCGATATAGCTGAAGAAGCGTTCGAGCGAGCTGGGCGCGAGATGCGCTCAGGCTATGACTTGCGTACGGCTCGTCGGTCCATGAACCTCTTGACGATAGAGTGGGCGAATCGTGGCATCAATATGTGGACGATTGAGCAGGGCACGACGAATCTGGTACAAGGCACTGCGACGTACGATCTACCGGACGACACCATTGACTTGCTTGAGCACGTTATAAGGACAGGAGCTGGTAATGCGTCAACACAAGCTGACCTCACCCTTACTCGGATTAGTGTCTCCACCTACGCCACAATCCCAAACAAGCTGGCTCAAGCACGACCGATACAAATTTACATCAGCCGCAACTCCGGCGCTACTTACCCCGCGACCAGCAGCTATTCTCCAAGTGCACAAGCCAACCCCCAATTCACAGTTTGGCCTGTCCCTGACCAAGGGACGCTAGCTTCCCCGTACTATCAAGTAGTTTATTGGCGCATGCGCCGTATTCAAAACGCAGGGGATGGTATCCAGACTCCTGACATGCCGTTCCGGTTCTTGCCTTGCATTACCGCAGGGTTGGCGTATTACATTGCTCAAAAGATTCCTGAAGGCACGGATCGCATCCAGATGTTAAAAGCTGCTTATGAAGAGCAGTGGGACTATGCTGCTGGTGAAGATCGTGAGAAAGCTGCTGTGCGTTTTGTTCCTCGTCGGATGTATTTGGGGAACACTGGGAGCTTCTGATGCCCAATCAGTTTGCATCAGGTAAATATGCAATTGCACAATGTGATAGGTGTAATTTTCGCTATAAGCTGAAGCAACTAAAATCGTTGGTTATTAAAACCAAGAACGTCAATATTCTTGTTTGTCCTGAATGTTGGGAACCTGATCAGCCACAGTTGCAGCTTGGTATGTACCCTGTGTATGACCCACAGGCAATTCGTAATCCTCGCGTAGACTCTAATTCGTATTATCAATCGGGTTTAAATGGGTTACAGATTGAGCCTGTAAATGATGACTCTAGCCAAGATGAAAATGGGGTTCCCTTGGGAGGTAGTAGAGTTATACAATGGGGCTGGTATCCTGTAGGTGGATCAAGATCGTTTGATGCTGCGCTGACTCCAAACGATTTAGTAGCGCAGGGTTTAGTTAATTCTGTAACTGTTTCGTAGGAGTTTGTGATGGATAAAGCAGATCTTAAGCAAGACAAGAAGATGATTGCTGGTGCAGTGCACAAGCATGAAAAGAAAATGCACCCCGGTAAACCCATGACCAAGCTTAAAAAGGGTGGGCCTACCGGAGAAATGATGCGTAAAATGGGCCGTAATTTAGCGCGTGTCGCCAATCAAAGGGGTCGATAATGGCTAGCTACTCTATGAAAAAGGGCGGCAAGGAAGTCGGTCCTGCTTCGGTTTACGCCGAACCCCACACGATGCAAGGTAAAAAGACCAAGGTTGAAGCAAACCCCGGTTCTGGCCCCGATCACAGCAGCTCAAACACAGTTGCCATGAGCGTTGGTGCGTACACAAATCGCTTAGACAAGCCTATTAAAACTTCTGGTATCAAGATGCGTGGTGCTGGCGCAGCAACTAAAGGCACGATGTGCCGGGGTCCAATGGCGTGAACTATACAGAGTTAAAAAAGGCGATTAGAGGGTACGTCGAAAACGACTTCCCGACGATTACTTTTTCTGATTCGGTTACGACGTTTACGTCGGACGAGCAGCTTGCTCGTTTTGTGCAGCAGGCTGAACAGCGTATTTATAACTCTGTTCAGTTTCCATCGTTACGGAAAAATGTTACTGGGTCAACTTCAGCAAATAATCAATACCTTCAATGCCCGTCTGATTTTTTAGCACCCTATAGTATGGCTGTTATTGATACGACAGGGCGGTATTTTTATTTGCTTAATAAAGACGTTAACTTTATTCGTGAAGCATACCCAGTTACTACGGGGTCTGGTAATACAGGACGCCCCAGACACTATGCAATTTTTGGCCCTGATTACCCCACATTTCCTGACGAGTTAACTTTTTTGTTGGGACCAACACCTAATCTTTCTTATTCTGTTGAGCTTCACTATTATTACTACCCAGAATCAATTACCGTTGCTGCTGATGGGCGCACATGGCTGGGCGATAACTTTGATTCGGTTTTGTTTTATGGGGCGTTACAGGAAGGGTATACGTTTATTAAAGCCGAGCAAGATATGATTGCTAGGATTGATACGCAGTATAAAGAAGCTCTTGCATTAGCTAAACGTCTTGGTGATGGTATGGAACGTCAAGATGCCTACAGATCAGGGCAGTATAGGCAGGCGGTAACATAGTATGGCAATTGTCCAAACCATGTGCACAAGCTTTAAGGCAGAAGTTGCTCAAGCTTTGCATAACTTTACGACGGGGACGGGGGATGTTTTTAAACTTGCCTTGTACGTCGCCACTGCCACCCTCGGAGCAGACACAACCGTTTACACATCCTCTGGGGAAGTATCGTCGAGTGGAACCAATTACACGGCTGGTGGAGCTACGCTTACAAACATCACACCTGTTACATCAGGAACCACAGCGTACTGGTCTTTTCAAGACGTTACTTTTTCAAACGTCACCCTTACATGCGCGGGAGCTTTGATTTACAATTCTTCTAAGGCGAATAGGGCGGTTTGTGTACTTAATTTTGGTCAAACTATCACGAAAAGTGCGTCAAATTTAATCATTACTTTTCCGCCAATGGGCGCAACTGATTCTGTTTTAAGGATTGCATGATGGAAAAAGCACGAACAAACGACCAATTTTCAAGCGGTTTAACCGCCCGGACAGGTTCAGGCGAGAAAGCTTTGGCGTGTGGTAGATATTACGCAGAGTGCCGAGACAAAGATGGCAACCTGAAATGGACCGCTGAGGGTGATAACTTGGTAATGAACGGCGGTCTTCAGTATATGGCTGGCACGGCACTAGCTAATTCAACCGCACAACTTACTAGTTGGTATGTTGGTCTTTATGGCGCAGCAGCAAGTAATACACCAGCGGCATCAGATACGATGGCATCTGGAGGGCATCCCGGATGGACAGAGATTGATTGCTATAGCGATGCAACAAGACCAGCGGCAACATTTGCTGCGGCGACCAATGCCAATCCTTCGGTAGTCACAAACACCTCCAACAAAGCCGTATTTAATATTGACGCAACGGCAACGGTTGGCGGGGCGTTTTTAGTAAGCAATAACACCATCCTTGGAACGACAGGCACGTTATTCTCGGCGGCAGACTTCCAATCGCCGGGGGATCGGTCGGTGGTATCGGGTGATGTGATCTCAGTAACTTACGAGTTCCGTTTAACAGCGACATGAGTGAAGGAGGCTGGGGATCAGGTGCGTGGGGATTCGGTCCTTGGGGGCGATCAGCTTATGAGCGATCTGTTCTTGAAGCCGCATCAGGCAACGATACCGTTGCTGTTCCCGGCGTTGAGTATCCGGCATCTATCATTGAAGCTGCTTCGGGCAATGACCAAGTTACCAGCAATCCTTACTTCGCAACCGACATTATTGAAAATGCAAGTGGCGCAGACTCAATCTACGGATCGGCAAATTTTGCCAGTTCTATTATTGAAACGTCATCGGGAGCAGATAGTATTGCTGGGTCGGCAAGCTTTTTTAGTTCTGTATTGGAAGGCGCACAGGGTAACGACAGTATTTCGATCAACTTGGAAATGCAGTTATCGATTCTCGAAACAGCATCTGGCGCAGATACAATCTCTGCTGTATTGTTCTGGGAACAGATTGACACCTCTCAGACCGCTAATTGGACTGAGATAACGACGTAAGGAAGTCACCATGCCTTATACCAGTTTGTTAGACCTCATTACTCCAGTACAGGGTACGGAATCCGGTACTTGGGGTGATGCTGTCAATCGTGGTTTGACGGCTTATCTTGATATTGCAATTGCCGGTACGCAAACCATCACCCAAGATAATGATGTAACCTTAGTTAATACGCAAGGTACGAACTCCGCAACCAATATTGGTACGACATCAGCCCAGTACATGGTGCTTAACTGCACCGGCTCACGAACGGCTATTCGTAACATCAATACGCCTAATTCATCCAAAGCCTACATTGTGATGAACAACACCACG